TCGAGTTTGACGGTCTCCAAAAACTTCGATCCAGCCTGGAGCGTCATCTTTTGGAAAGAAAGGATTTTTTCCATTATTTTCATGATGCTGCGCGCCAATCATCTTAAAGATGTTATCAATCTCTTTAAGATACTCAGGGTCAGTTTCGCGTACACCGTCGTTCTCGATTTCAACAGGAGCCGCTTTTGTAATAGGTATAAAGAATATAATATCTAAATGCTTCATACTCTCGCATACCAATGGTATACATTTATCAATAAATTCCTTATCAATATCACCTACACCCTTTTCAAAACACCAGAGAGAATAGACTAGATTATCAATCGGGCATCTATCCATAATCACATAATCGCCAGACTTAAATGTCTGCATTTCATCGATCATGTGGTTTAAAATCTTCCATTGAGTATCTTTTGTCGCCTCTTTACTATGTGGAAGATCTTCTTCAGTTAATTTATCACGGTATGTTGAACTCTCAGTTCTATGATTCGGCCATTCTTGTACGAAGTCTTTAATTAATGTCGACTTACCTTGATTACCTGTTCCACTAATTGCAATTCTCATAATACTATTTTATACTATAAACTTGATTTTTCAAGTACTTAATTTATAATATATCGTATGATAGTTTTTAACGAGGAAGAGCATACCTATATAAATACCGAAACAGGTAAGAAGCTTATATCTGCAACTACCTTGATTGGTAAGTATAAGCCGCGATTTGATAAGATTGGTAATGCTACACGTGTTGCGAAAAGAGAAGGAGTGACCGTAGATTTCATACTCGAAGAATGGGAAGCAGAAAAGAATAGAGCTTGTGATTACGGTACACGTGTGCATAAGGTAATGGAAGATTTTCTCGGTGAAGGTATTGAAGAGCCGGGATACGAACTGCTATACTCATCATATAAAAAATGGGAGCATATATTTAAAAAGTTTCCAACACTTACATGTGAGATGAGACTTAATAACGTTGATTTGAATATTGCTGGTACGGCAGACTTGGTATACGAAAATAAAAACTACTTTTATATCGGTGATTTTAAAACGAATAAAGCTTTTAGATTTTATAGTGAGTATAATGAGTTTTTTAAGAAACCAGTAGGGCATCTAGGGGTATGTGAATTCAATACATACTCATTGCAGCTCTCATTATATGCTTATCTGTACGAATTAAGCTGTGGAAAAAAATGCAGCGGTTTAGTCATCTTCTATAAGAATAACGACGCTTGGTATCCAATTCGATTAAACTATATGAAGAAAGAGATTATTGATCTAATTGAAGATTACAATAATCCCAGTTAACAATTTTTAAGAATTGTTTGATATACTTCTCTCTATCCGGTCCATACTTCTTATAATATGCATGCTCCCATACATCAATTCCTAAGATAGGGGTACCCATATCATACATTAGAGGGTTATCTTGATTATCTGTCTGTACAATTTTTAAAGTATTACTCTTTTTAACAAGCCATACCCAACCTGATCCGAAGTGGGATTTAGCTTGTTCTGTAAATTCTTTATAGAAGTTCTCTACTGTTTTATATTTCTTTTCGATTGCATCTTTTACATTACCTCTAATTGGATGTTTATTAGGCGTCATCATATTCCAGAAAAGTTGATGATTATAGGCTCCACCTGCATTATTACGAACAGCGGCCTTTTTATTAACGGCCTTTTTAATTAAGTCTTCTAGAGGAGGCTGTGATACACCTATAGCATTATTTAACTTTTTTACATAACCCTTATAATGCTTATTATAGTGGAGCTTCATTGTCTCCTCATCAATATAAGGTTCTAACGCATTAAACGCGTATGGTAGCTTTACTGGCTTATAACCGCCTACCTCTTCAAGAATTAAATCTGCTAATTTATCATAGTTCATTTTTTACCACCTTTCATATTTGCGCACCAATGGTACATTTTTCCCTTTTCACCACCATATTTTTTAGCTTTCTTACGGAGTTCAGTAACGGATCCTTTACAGCTAGCGCCTGATTTTTTAACTCTGCCAGGTCTACTCTTACCTTTAACCTTACCATCAGCATAGTTTTCTGAAAAAAATTGTATAAATGAATTCATTTTTTAAGGAAGAGTAAGTCTTTGTAAGCTTTTTTACTGAGTTTTAAGCTATATACTATATTTATATTAACGAACCTAAAGCCTACATGTTCGTGACTTAATTTTATAAATCTCGATTTAAGTTTACTGTAAAAAATTACTCTTTTCGGTTTTTTGCTGAGAATACGCACCGGTACCATATCTACCCCGGTCTCTTCTTTAAATTCACGCTTCGCACCAGTTAATATATCCTCGCCTACTTTGATATGACCACCTGGTAATTCATACGTACCGTCTTTATTCTGTAGAAGTAATAATTTACCCATGTAAATTGCTATAGTTTTCGCTGAAATACTCGAATCATTCGCTGAGCGTGCTGAGCGTTCGCTTTCTTTAGTAAAATTAGGTGGAGACATATAAGTATTTATAAATATTTATGACATGTTTGGACTTATTACAATGTTACTCACAACACTCGGCGCGACAGGTATGGGCTCGATGCTCAAGATTGTCGGCGGTCTCTTCGCGGGTATATCAGATGCTAAAGACGCAGCAGCTAAAAGAGAGCTTATTAGAGATATGCAGCTTCAAAAAGCTGATCTTGAATTTCAAAAAGCCGTCTTTGGTGACATGGATAAAGACACATCTGCTTTTACCAGGGGTACTCGCAGGCTCATTGCTCTTATCGGGATGTGTAACTTTTTCGTCATCTCAGTCCTCTGCACACTATGGCCAGGAGTCGAGCTCGTTACCTTTACCCCTCCCGAAAACAAAGAGTCGTTCAAGCTCCTCTGGGGATTGGTTACTTTCCCCTCAGGTGCAGACATTACCACCTCAATTACAACGGGGCACATTGCTTTGGTATCAATCGCCACTCTGGGAGCGATAGTCGGGTTTTACTTTACACCAGGAGGTAAGAGATGATAGGTGATATATTGACGTTTATTGAAAAAGTCGGTTTACCTATTACAGCTGCATTAGCTGTTGGTTGGTTTTTATTTATAATTCTTAAATTTATTTTAGCTCAAGTAAACGATAGAATCTCAAGTTTAGGTAATGCTTTATTATCTTTAGAAAATAAAGTTGATGTTATGAATAACGATATCGTAAAAATTGATGCTTTATTTTCAAGTGCATTTAACGTAGAACCAAACCTTGACCGCATTGCAGCAAGTGAAGGTAAAGAAGATTGCAGAGACGATTAATTATGAGTGGTTACGAATTTTCACACTGGGCTGATATTATAACTAAATTTGGATTCCCTGTTATTGCTTTAATAGGTCTAGGTTCATTTATCTGGTATATCTGGAAATGGGTAACTGGACAAGTTAACCCTTCTCTGGATAAAGCTGGAGCTTCTTTAGGTAAACTTAAAAAACAAATACAAGCTCTAGATAATGATATGATAAGACTAGATATGAAATTAAAAATATTAATTCAAGAGCGTCATATTATTGATAAAAATAGAAAAGAACTCACATCAGACCAACAAAAACCCTACTAACCGCAGCTAGTAGGGGGCTTAGATGCTTTAAATTAAAGACTATCTAAGGGGTGAAAAAGTAGTTATTTCTTTGTTGAAGTACGCTTTCTCGGCTTCTTTACTTTTGCTGCTAATTCCTTAGCTTCAGCTTCAGCTTTTGCAGCTAATTCAAGAGTATCTTTAACGATTTGTTCTGATTTTGCAGCATTATTGCGGAATACCAAAGCCCCTGCAATAAAACCTGCAACGAAGATTATTAATGTAATTAGAATATCCATAAGACAATTATTTAATCAAAATATGACCGTGTTCAACAATAAATATTAATATGGACGACACACAATTAAAAAAACTTTCTAAAATTGAACTAGAGGAATTAGGTAGAACAAAAGGTATTGAATTGGATAGAAGATCTAATAAAAAAACATTAGTAACTCAGATATCCGGTTTATTTAAAAAAGAATCCTCAACGACATCTAAAGCAGCTAGTTCACCTGAACCTGTTAAATCACCTGTAAAACCAGCATCGCGCGGATTTCGTGTAAGTCCTGGTAAATCTAACGCATAATTTATTAAATAATAATATGAGCAATCTTTCTTTTAATAACGAACTTCTTTT